ACGGTTGAATGATGGTGACACTTCTTTAACTAGTGTATCAGGAGTATCGGTACCAGTCCATAGACCAAAGTGGCCACCGTGTTCTTCTTTAAAATCGCTACTAAGATAAATTATAAGATTAAGTTTACGTTGTAAAGGTAGTTTTGGATGTATAGAGTAATCGAGATGTGGATTAAGGGAACCACCGGTGCCATGCATATGCCAGCCACCTGCTTGTAATCCTGGATCACTATATAGTTTACAACCTACAAACTTAGAAAGCATATCTACAAATTCAGAAGAATTTAAATATGCAATCAACTGATATGTATTTTTAGGAAATAGAAACCAATCACAATTAAGTTTTTTGTGCTGTACAAGATTGTTGTACTCTAACCAATGAGGCGAACTATAATCTAAAAATTCAGACTCAATTACTTCTGGGTTTGATAAAAAGTTATCAATAACGCAATGATCAAACGGACTAGATTTATAGTTTGCAAATGCAGATGTTAAATTATTAAGATTAATTAGATTCATTTTTCTTGCTTTTCCAGAGCTCTATAGTTCTATCTAGACCTGTATCTAAATCAACTGTTGGTTTCCATCCTAGTAGGCGTTCTGCTTTTGCTGCCGTGGAGTTTAGAACATAGATCTCGCCATCACGTTTAGGTTTTGTATTCCAATTGACTTTGCCTTCCCAGTTCATCTTGGTGGCTATCTTTTCAACTAAACTTTCAATAGTAAGTGCATTATCAGGGCCAACACAGAAAATTTCTCCGTTAGCTTGTTCTGATTTTTCTAACACAGTAGCATACAATTCAATTAAATCATCAATCCATAAGAAGTTTCTGTAAGGCTTACCGTAGCCTAAATTAATTTCATCTGGGTTGGCTAACATCTGTGTAATAATTTGTTCCACCACAAAGAAGTCATTGTCATGTCTGCCATATGTGTTGGTTTGTCTAAATGCACAGAATGGAAAATCAAACGATCGGTGTGCATATTCTAAATAAAGTTCGCAACCAACTTTGGCCACAGCATAGGGTGCATTGGGATATTGTTTGGTTGACTCATCAAACACTGGCAAAGTAAACGGTTTACCGTCGCGAATCAAATCGCTTTCAGGTTGCCAACCGTAAGTTTCCATTGTGCTGCTAAACACAAACAGTTTGAGATTTTTCAAATGCCTAGCTGATTCAATCATGTTCACAGTGCCAACATAATTGATTTGGCTAAAAGTTGTTTGCTCATAAAAGCTCTTTTCCACTTCAGTTCGTGCAGCCAAATGGATGATGAACTCTGGATCAACTTCGGCTAATCGATTGTCAATTGCTTCCTTGTCCAACAAGTCACATGCCAAATCAAAAATTTGATATTGGTTTGCTAAACGATTTTGGAGATATCCGCCAATGAATCCTGACAATCCTGTTATGAGAACTTTCTTCATCACGTTCCTTAAATTATAGTAGTATTTAATCAGTATTTTGGTTATCCAAAAATATTTGACTTGAATGTAAATAGGTGCTATAATACATTATTGTTTAACAAACTAGGAGCAGAAAATGGCTACAGTAGCAGGCGTAAAGATCAAACCCAAAGCAAAAAAAGTCACCAGTGTGACTGTTCGCGAGAATGCCAAAAAGGACTACAGTCCGAAATGGGACACTTGCGAAGATATGAACACTGACCAATTCTTGCGTCACTTTCACAGTGCCATGAGCTACTACCGCATGGAGTTCAGCGGTAAGGATTTGAAGCCAGCAGTTGTCAAGTGGATGACTAATATTGGTTGCACCAAAGAAGACATTGCTGCTTACAAACGTACCAAAGATAATCGTACCAACATCACCATGGGTGCCATTGCAAGTTGTTTGCTGCGTGGTATGCCAGCTGTGCGTGAAGATTTTAACAAGGGCCGTGATACCACTGCTTGGTTGCGTAATGAAATTGTTCAAATTGTTGAGCAAGGCAAAGACGACATAGACGAAGCTGCGGTTGTGGAAGTTAAAAGTACAGCGGTTCAGCCAACTATTCAAGAGCGTGTGCGCGAAAGTGCAATGCGTATGACTGAGGAAATTGAAGACGCTATTGAAAGTTTTCAAACTGATCCAGAAAACTTTGATCCAAAAGCATTTAAGATGCTGAACTTGCTGAAAGGCAAAGAAGTTAAAGCTGCTCATGCACGTATTATCAAAGGTTTTTACGAGCGTGATTTGAATGAGCTGTTGGAACTTGCTAGTGGCAAAGCTGACGAGCAATTGCGAGAAGGCTACAGTCACCGCAGCCGTAAGCAAGTTAAAAATATGATTGTGTTCTATCAAGAAATTGCAATGGCTTGCGACATGCTGGCTCAAGAAGCCAAAGTTAATCGTGCTCCACGTAAGACCAAAGCTGTGAGCAAGGAAAAACTTGTGGCCAAACTCAAGTTTATGAAAACCAACGAGCCTCTAAAACTTGTGAGTATTAACCCCACTGATATCATTGGTGCTGGAGAATTGTGGATTTTCAACACCAAAACCCGCAAGTTGGGCAAGTACGTGGCCAGTGAGTTCAACACGCTGAATGTCAAAGGCACCACAATTACCAACTTTGACGAGTTTAAAAGTGTGCAAAAGACTATTCGCAAGCCAGAAGACAAACTCAAAGAGTTCAAGTCAGCAGGCAAGATTGCTCTACGCAAGTTCTTAGAGGATATCAATGCCACAGACACCAAGATGAATGGGCGTATTGGTGAAGACACAATCCTACTTAAAGTACAGTAAGCAATCAAAACATGGATAAATACTCCAAAGAGAGTACTTTATCCATGTCTAAACTATTTGATATCCAAGATACAACCGTTGCAATAGCAGATTTAACGCTGTTAAACACCCGCGGAGATGTACAACATGCCGGCGCAATCAACGTTGCAGGCAATGTTCGCATAAACCAGAACTTATCAGTTGCTGGAACTATTGAAGCTGAAACTATCAATGTTAAGAATTTAGTTACAGATAACGGCAATCTAGCCAGTGTTGGTGATTGGATTTACAACACCGAAAGCGAATTAAACGGAAAGGGTTTCAGCTGGACTCACGGTGTTGGACAAACACAACTGGCGTACCGGTTAGGAAACCGTCTATGGACAAATGCCAATCTGGATATTTCTGCAAATTCCACTTATAGCATTGATAATATTCCAGTAATCAGTGCAACAGCATTGGGCGGCGGCATCACCAGCAGTCGTTTAACCAGCGTGGGTACACTGTCAAAACTAAATGTTTCCGGTGATGTAAGCATTGGTGAATTTGCATTTTTTAACACCAATTTCAATAAGTTAGGAATAGGTACAGAAGATCCCAGCTCAGCTATTACCATTATTGAAAATAACGTTGAACTTGGCATTGGTAGTCCTAGCATTGGCGTTGGTAGTTTTGGAACTGTCAGTTGCCATGACTTAACCATTACCACAGACAACATTCCCCGTGTCACTATTAAAAACAGTGGGGAAGTCAACGTTGGAGATCCGGTACACGGCGGCGGCGTGTTGAATGTGTATGGTGTCATCAATGCCGGAAGTGTTGTGACAGACAACAGAATTGATAGAACACATCCGCTACAGTTCTCGGGTACTAGAGACACGAGTGCGTTTGGTTTGGGGTTGGCTTGGACAGACCCAACATTTTCTGCACAACTTGTAATGATGAGCGGGCCAACTCGATTGTGGTCCAGTGAAAACATTGACCTTGGCTCTGGTAAATCTTATTATATCAATAATGCTCTTGCGCTGAGTGAAAACACACTAGGTGCATCTGTAACACATAGTAGTTTAACATCAGTGGGTGTATTAGATAATGTAACAGTTTCAGGTAATACCATAACCAATTCGCTTGATGCGGAGCGTGGATCTTTTACGGCTGGCGTTCAAGTTGGCACTACTCGTTTGATGCCAAACGGATTATACAACTCAACAGAGATGACTATTGGAGTTGGTGAGGTTCCAATCTTATTTGGAGATTCAACACAAATTACAATAGGAACAAAACTGGCACAATCAAAACCTGTAAAAGTTTTTGGTCCGCTGAGTGTGAACATCAATAATCCAGATCCAAGTTTACAATTCAGTGTAAACGGTGATGTCAGCATTGGAGGTAAACGATTTACTTCAGGACACAGTGCGCCCACTGAGGCTCATCATTATTTCAACAAGGGTGACATTTGCTGGAATACAAATCCAGGTACAGACAGTTATATCGGATGGGTGTGCGTGACAGAAGGCACACCAGGACAATGGGCAGGGTTTGGTCGGATTGGTAGCCAATAACATTGACTTTGTCTAAATAAATCTATACAATTAACTTATGCGGACTTAGGCATTCATCCCGCAATATAAACTCTGCATGCCATTGCTTAATCTTAGGAGATAACAATGGCAAATTTACAACCAGTAGTATACAAGTATCAAAGCACAAAAGAATACGTGGACGCATTTCCATGTGCTTACAGACAATGGCGTAGTGATAGCCACTGTAATCTAATTCATGGCTACAGCTTCAGCATGAAGTTCTATTTTGGAACAAACGACTTAGATGTTCGTAATTGGGCTGCTGATTATGGTGGCCTAAAAGAACTCAAAAAGACACTGGAAGATCAATTTGACCACACACTTATTGTGGCAGAAGATGATCCAGAAATGGCCACATATAAACTGCTACAAGAAAAGAAAATGGCCAAGGTAGTAATACTGCCACGTTTGGGTTGTGAAGGACTCAGCGACATGCTGTACAAGTATGTGAATGGTGTTTACATTCCAGAAATGTGGGGACCAGGAGAAGCAGCTCGTCTTTGGTGTTACAAGGTAGAAGTACGTGAGACACAGGCCAATATGGCATTCCGTGAAGGACACAGAGAGTGGAATGAGGATTTGCTAAGTTGAATAGTTTAGAACGAGTTTGGGCCAGAGCAACTGGTCATTTGATGGGAAGCTCGGACAGTGATCGACCAGACGTGCCAATTCTTACTTTGAGAGAAGCAAGGATTGCATTATTCCTTAAAACTTTTTGGGTGTTACTTCACAGTGTTACCTGTTGTTTTATTATTGCAAACGTGATTAGACATTGGTGAACAACAAGTTGACTGTGGATGGACATGGTGTTATAATATAACATGTCCATTTTTATTGATTGTGTATTATGAAACGAATTGGTTACGCTTGTAAATGGCTAGATGATGCCTCCGAAGTACGAGGTATGAAAGTAAATGCCGACAACAGGGTGCTGAATGGTCGCAGTACCACCATGCGGTGGCTTCGTGAACATCCGCTGGAATCTGAACAGCGTCAATATGACCTGATGAATCACAACACCAGCGCCGCTGTGAAGATGATTGAACGTGTGGCACAGTTGCCTGCTGAACGCAGAATGATGCGTATTGGATCAGAAATGCTGAGTGGATACACAGAAAAAGATTGGATTACATGGTGGCAACAGCCAGACCAACAACGGCATTGCGAACGGATATTTGCCCCAGTGGGCGAAGCTGCTCGCAAACATGATGTGCGTATCAGTTTTCATCCTGGACAGTTCTGTGTGTTGGCCAGTGAAAATCCCGGCATTGTGGAACGTAGCATTGAAGAATTTGAATATCATGCTGACATGGCCCGTTGGATGGGATTTGGCAAAACATTCCAAGACATGAAGATCAATGTGCATATCTCAGGCAAGCGTGGTCCAGAAGGAATCAAAGAAACACTAACCAAACTGAGTCCAGAAGCTCGTAATTGTATTACCATCGAGAATGATGAAAATTGTTGGGGTGTGGATAGCAGCATTGAGCTAGTGGATCATTGTGCGCTAGTGTTGGATATTCACCATCACTGGATTCGCACTGGGGAATATATTCACCCCACAGACGATAGAGTCAAACGTATTATTGATTCGTGGCGCGGTGTAAGGCCAGTGTGCCATTACAGTGTGAGTAGAGAAGATGTGCTGATTGATCATCCCGTTGATGTGTTACCAGACCATGCGGCACTGCTGGCTGCAGGCTACAAAAAACAAAAGATGCGGGCACACAGTGACTGGTATTGGAATCAACCTGTGACTGACTGGGCTCTCAGCTTCTGGGAACACTTTGACATCATGTGCGAAAGCAAGGGCAAGAATTTATCCAGTGCCCAAGTGTACAACCGGGCTGTAGAACTTAAACTGATTTAGTAGCACGTGGTTTTTTAGGAGCCGCTGGTGCTTTTACAACAGCTGGTTTAACTGCTTTTGGCTTAGCTGGACCGCGTTTAGCAGGCGCTGCTTTAACAACCTCAGCTGGTACAACAGCATCTGCTACAACTACCACAGTATTAGGGGTAGTTATAATGGCTGCTTCAGTACCCGCAGGTAATGGATCGATCTTGTAAGGAGCTGCTGGCTCTACTGGTACAGCAGCATCTGATGGGTTGATTCCAAATAATTTTTTAATTGCGTTTAACATGGTATATTATCCTCCAGAGTATTTATATCGCTAAATATGGTTATGTACAATTTTATACGACATATCACCATGAACGAGGGTAAAACACCCAAGACATTGGTCCAAACCAAGTTACCCTATGCCAAAGATGACTTGGAGCCCAGTAAAAGTGAAGACACCATCAAGTATCACTATGGCAAGTTATACAAGGCATATGTGACTCGGTTCAACGACGGAGAAGGTGATGCTGACTTCAATGAAGCAGGAGCATTTTTACACGACTTGTACTTTACTCAGTTTCAAAAACCCACAGCATCAAATGAACCCAGTGGATCAGCTGGTGAGTTTATTACCAAACACTTTAAAGCATTTGACAAATTCAAAGAAGAATTTGAAAAAACAGCCATGAAGATACAGGGTAGTGGGTGGGCATACTTGGCACGTGATGGCTCTATCAAAACTATTAAAAATCACGAAATCAGGATGGATATCATAGTGTTGATTGATTGGTGGGAACATGCGTTTGCTTTGGATTATCAGGCAGACAAAAAATCATATCTCAGCAATCAGTGGAAAATAATGAATTGGAACGTTATCAGTGCTAGAGTTGGTCTAGTGTCTTGAGGCTACTGGCAGGCATACTCCACACATTCCTGCTTTCAACGCCTTTTAATTGAGCAAACTTCTTGGCATCACAGTGCTCACAAACATGATAGAAATTGTTTGATAATCTGTTTGGGTCCATGTTGCCCTTGTCTCTTGTAAAAATAGTATTACATGCATCACACTTTAAAACCACCACAGTTTTGTTTCTAACATAGGTGTGGTGTTTGCCGCGATTGCTGCTGCGAACATATTGTGTTTGACGAAATTCTGTACCAATGAACATCATGTATTTACATTAAGGTTATAAAAACCTTTGATAAATACTATATCAAGGAACACTATGCTTACTATTTCCAATTCTGCCAAACTAAAAATACTAGATCTTCTACTAGAAGAAAACAATCCAAACTTATCTTTACGTACATTTGTCCAAGGTGGCGGCTGTAGCGGATTCAGTTATGGATTCACATTTGACGAAATAGTCAACGAAGACGATTTTGAAGTCCCACTAACCAACGATGTTAAGGTATTAGTAGATGCAATGAGCATGCAGTATCTCACAGGCGCAGAAATAGATTACAAAGAAGATCTACAAGGCAGCACATTCAGTATAACAAATCCCAACGCAAAATCAACATGCGGTTGCGGTTCCAGCTTCGGAGTTTAATAAATGACACAACAAATTGTTAACGTAGGTGTGCAAGGCAACGACGGCACCGGCGACAGTATTCGAGAAAGTTTTACAAAAATCAACAGCAACTTTACTGAGATGTATGCTGTGTTTGGCCAAGGGGGCCAGATAACTTTTGGTAGTCTTGCAGATGCTCCGGGTACTCAATCGTTTGCCATAACAAACGTGGCCGCAGGTAATCCTAGTTTGGGTAGAGTTACACTAACATTTAGTAATCCAAACATATTATTGAGCCCGTTTACTGTGGGTCAGAATATCATTATCAACAATTGTGCGCCTGCTGGTTACAATGGTACTTTCTTAGTCACAGCTGCATCATCAACATCAGTCACAGTTGCCAATAACACCACTGGGGCTACTACATCTGTGGGAGCATTGTCCAGCACATCATACAGTGCCAACCAAATTATCATGGCCAATACCAGTGGAAGCGGATTAACTGCAAGAACACTGGTTGCTGGAACCAACATATTGTTTAATACCACAAACAACAGCCGTCTGGAAATTGCATCAACTGCTGGAAAATTAAGTGATGATGCTGCACCCACACTTGGCAACAACTTGAACGCTGCAAGTCGTACCATAGGTCGTCTTCGAGATCCCAGCGAGGCTGCGGTTGCTGAATTTAATGCATATTACGGTGCAGTAAACCCAAGTCTCACAACCACATTGGCACAACTGGCTGTGACTGTGGGCTATGCTAACGACCATTATCTAGCCATTGACAGCGTGACCGGGGGTGTTAGCGGAGCACTGAGAGTAAGAGACGAACCAACACTACCGCAATCCAGTGACCCAGACTATGATGCCACATTGCAAGGAAATTATGTTGCTACAGAGGCTATGCAACGTAAACACACTGTGAGGCGCAATGGCGACACCATGACTGGCTCTCTCACATTGAGCGATCATCCAGCGCCATTAGCAGGAGCAGGAGTTGTCAAAGACAGTACTGATTTACAAGCTGCAACGAAATATTATGTTGATAACAATACATATTATAGCGGTGTTAATTTACATGTAAGCGCAACCAAAGGCGATGATACACAATCAAATACACCAATTGGTCGAGAAGGTCGTGCTTGGCAATATGCTTATAAAACAGTTGGCGCTGCCGCGCTGGCCGCTGATAGTTTAATTAACTTGGCAAGTCTTGAACCCGGACCGTATAGACAAACAATTGCATACACTATTGGCCCAACACAATATAAAAGTGTTGTTAACAGTGTGACATTGATTGGCGGAAATAGTGGTATACAAGGCTATATGGACACCACTAACTTGTTTTTGGCAAACAAGGCCTTTATTCAAGCTGAGACTATTGCTTATTTGAATAAAAAGTATGTGGATCAATTTGAATTTGACCAAACACGCTGGGCAAGTTTTCTTACTGATATATTAACTGGTGTGGGCAACGACTTGGTGTTCACAAACGGTTCTGGCACACTAGCCAACTACAATTCAACAACACAAGCAAGTTTGCTGTTGAATGCCAACAATGTAGATGTTTCGTCAAATTATCGTCTACAATTACTGGACGCTGTTGAATATCTAAAAACCACAGTGCTGGATTTTGCATACAACATACCAAATACACAAACATATATCACCACTGTGATAGATGCACTGTGTTATGATATAGTGTTTCAATCAAACTATCAAAGTATTCAAGCAGCGTTGGCATTCAATTCAGCAGGCACTGGATTGAGTGTTGCAGAAATCACAGATGCATTAACTAACTTGGGATCAGTTATTATCAGCGATGCCAGTTGGAATAATGTTCTCACAGTTGCTCCTGTTGTGGTTACATTTATCACAGATACCATTGCTGTTATTAATGGAATAATTGAATCAGGAAGACTTCCTGTGCCAGAGTTTCCTGCACTGAGCACCACTACCGCAGGACAGCAGAGTGCTGAAAATTTATTAATTTCAAATATACCATTCATACAAACTGAACTAACAGCATATATCAAAGCAACATATCCTGGCATTGTGTACGACACAGTTTCGTCTCAAAGGGATATCGAACACATTGTGCAGAGTCTTGTGTATGATTTGATGTACGGGGGCAATAGTCAAAGTATTTACGCTGGTATAAAGTACAATTACAATGGTACTTTAAACTTGGGTTCTGGACAGCAAGCAGTGGGTGCAAACGCTGTCAATTATCTAAACACTATTGCTCAAAATATCCTTACCAACACAAAACTGGGCACGGGTGCTACTTTATTGTATCAAACCAGTGTTGTGCAGTACACTAATTCAACACTCACGGGCGGAGCCAGTGGATTTATTAACACATCAGCTGTTACAATTTCATCATCGGTTGCAGCTAACATTGCAACAATAGTTGGATATATCAATGGTTCCACAGCAGCTGTGACATTACCAACTGTGGCAAATACCGGCCTTGTGTTACAAAATATTCGATCTGCAATTCAACTACAAAAAACAGGCATTACGTTTACTGGATCTATTGCTGTAAACACATTGACTATATCCAGTGCTATTTCAGGAACATTTGGCGTTGGTGATACTGTGACAGGCACAGGAGTCAGATCAAATACCAAAATTGTCAGCGGTGCTGTGACATCTTGGTTGGTTAGTGGCGTTCAACAGTCTGTAGGAGCAGTGTCAATGACCACTGGATTGGTTGTTGGTGCTACAGATTATATCAGCTCTGTTAATTATATTATCAGTGATAACACCACAGTTACAAATATCAATATCACCAGTTTGTTTAACGGTATTAAATCACTGTTGTCATCTGGCATTGCCAGCAGAACTACTCCGGCCTATGTGAGCCCAAGTGGATTGGCCAGTGCTAATCAACAAGCCCAATACACATTGTTGGCAAACATACCATTCTTAGAAAAAGAATTTACTTCGTGGATTGCGGTAAACTACCCCTCAACTACTATAGATATTGCTGGTACACGCAGAGCTGTGAGATATTTGATTGAAGCTATGGTGTACAACTTGACCTATGGTGGAAACAATGCTGTCGTGACGTCTGCTCAATCATTTATACAATCTGCAAATGCAGTTGGAGCTGGTCTTAAGAGTATCCATGTTGCAGCACTAACATACCTACAGGGCATAATCAATTCAAACATCATTGGTAATAGTCCAGTTACAAACCCAAGCCTAGGCAATTACATTGCAATCACTGGTATCACCACTGGTGTTGGCAGCAACGGCTCCGGATCTGGCAGTTATGTAAAATTAACATTTGCCGACCAAGGATCTGCACCGTACACCATTGGTCAATCCATCACTGTAAAAGGGTTAACGCCAAGTGTTTACAACACTGCCAACGGAAGCAGTGTTTCAGTCACAGGCATTGGTGCAACATATGTGGTATTTTCCAACAGCAACACCAGCACAGTTGGATTTGTTTCTGGCGTTGGAAAAATAACTACCCAAGTACAATTCACAGGCTGGGCCGCAGCCACAGGAGTCAATACCGGAACTCAGCCTACAAATTATTTTACTACTGGAAACTTATTCACTGAAGCTGCCATTATTATAGGAGCAGATAATTTTTTAATTACCGTTAACGGCACTGTGTCTTCTATCAATACATTTACCACATCAGGAGCAACTGTAATCGAAGTCACATACTCGATTGCGTACCCTGTAATTACTGTGCCATCTCCGTATTCTGCAACGTATGTTAACACACGATCTATTATCAATACAAATGCCACCAGCATTGCATTGGCCACAACAAAATATCTTGCTGTCACATACACAGGTGGTTTCAACTATGACGAATCTATTTGCTACAGAGATATTGGATTAATTGTTGATGCAATCAGCATTGACTTGAGAGTGAACGGAACTTATCAAAGTATCAATGCTGGTAAGAGTTATTACAGAAGTGCCAGTGCTAGACTAGCTATTACAACTCAGCTGACCGAAACCGTTGACGGTCTTACTTTTGCATTTGGCAACGGCAGTGGTAGCAACACTGGATTGATATACGAAGTTCTAAATCAAAACACCAGCACTGCTCGTTACCAATCATTGGTTACACAGCAGACCAACGTCACACTAAGTACCAGTTATGCTCCCACTACCACAGCCATTAACGATTTTACCAGTAAATTTAATATCATAAGAAGTATCATTGTTAACGGCCTAGGTGTTGCGCCGCCCATTAACACCAGCACTTATGGTACTGGCTATTACTCTATAACATTCACAAATGGTGGTCAAGGATATGTCGATCAAGGTACTCCTGGTATTGTACACATTATTCCTGATAAGATTTTGGCAGGCACTACATCAAACGCTTTTGGTAGAATTATATCCTACTCGTCTGGCAATGAAAATGGTGGAACTCCTTACGACACCATTACTATGAATTTGACTCAGCCTGGCTTTTTTCAAGAGGGCGAAGAATTAGAATATGGTGAAACAGTTGCAAATATCAATATAACAATCTTTGTTGAAAGCGGTGTTTACTACGAAGATTTACCTATTAAGATTCCTGCCAACGTGACTATATCGGGCGACGACTTTAGACGTACCATTATTCGTCCGCTGAATCGCATTAGTCAAAGCCCGTGGCGTGGCACGTTTTTCTTTCGAGATGCAGTGATTGATTCATTGCAAGTGGGATCGCTTGATTATGCCAATACTGATTATGCGCTAACTTCAAATACCACTCTTGCTATTGCCAGTACAACCGGATCGTTTACAGCCACACTGGGAAATAATGTTCAAGCACCTGCAACGTGGCAAGGACTTGTTGTAACAGAAGCTGTTTACACCATTAGCAATGCTGTGTTTAATACCAGCACAGGACGAGTAACATTCTACTTCACTAATGTAAGTGGCATTACACTCACATCTAACCCGTTCTTATCAACTAGTAATATAAATGTAGAAGACATGATACCCAGTGCATATAGTGCAACATATGCAATAAACAGTTATTCTTTAGGTGCCACAGTTGTTAGTAATGGTAACGGTGCATTTAGTTACACCAATACAAAAACTGTGCCTTTACAAGTTGGTTATAAAGTGTTGGTTACTGGAGCACTGTCCGGAACTGGATCCATCACTGGATATGTGGACGGAAATACATATTACATCATATCCACAAACGGCAGCAGCACATTTACATTGTCAGCCAGCTTGGGTGGTGTGGCTATCACCACCACAGCTGGTAGTATGGTTGGTTTGAATTTCAATGTTGATGCTGTGCTCAACGGTTTGGCTGCAGTGTCTGTAACAAACTTTAATATCACAGCTGCTGTTACAACCTATGGTAATATCACAATTGGTAAAGCTGTTATTAACACTGTGAGTGGTAACATATTAAATTGCACAACTATCTATCCATTCACATCAACACAGACTTATGCAGCAAACAACTGGCACATTTACGGATCAATAAACTACGGACGTCATTATTTGACTAATTCGTTAGATCCAAATAGTACACCATTGAATAATAGAGAAATGGATATGTTCTTATGTAACGATGCCACTCGTATTAAACAATTGACTATTCAAGGCATTGGCGGTTTTTCAATGGTGCT